CTTTCCAGAACCGCGCATTTCTGAACACCGTGACACTGACGCCGGGGCGCTATTTCATCGCGTACCAGCAGAACGGCACGACCGCAACGATCCGCACCCATGCAGCGGCAAACGGCGGCAACCAGATGACGGCATCGTCCACCGGCACGTTCGGCACGATCCCGGCATCGTTCACCGCGCCGACCACGTTCACGGCTGACGTTGGCCCGATCGGCTGGCTGTACGTCTAACCGGATTGGGGCGGCTTTCGGGTCGCCCCATACCTTTGAATGCTGGCAGTGGACGTAAGTGATGGTGCAGATCTTTAATCAGGACTTTAACGAGGTTGGGCCGGTCATTTCGATCGCACCGCGCCGTTTGCGTGACCTCTCGGGCCGTTTGAAGGTCAGCCAGCACCAAAACCTGTACGCAGCGGACTTTGAGTACGGCACGCAGCCCCTGCGCTGGGAAGGCTTTACAGCCGGCGGCGCGACCATCACGGCACAGCCGGGTTCGGGCGGCGTGCGTATGCGCCTGACCACGGCGGCAGGCGATGTGACCATCCGTCAATCGCGACCCTATCACCGCTATCAGCCTGGCAAGACCTTGAGCATGGCGAGCGCGGTCAACTTTGGCACGGCATCTGCCGGACAAGTGCAGCGCGTCGGATTCTTTGACGACGGCAACGGCATCTTTTGGGAGCAGGCAACGCCAACTACGTCAAACCCATACGGCATGTTTGCGGTCTATCGCAGCGATGTGAACGGCATTCCGGTCGACACGCGCATTAGCCTTGAGCAGTTTACAGACACCGACCAAGCGGCAAAGATTAACTGGTCCAACATCCAGATGATCTACATCGAATACGCCTGGTACGGCGCTGGCGGGCTGCGCTGGGGTGTAATCATCAACGGCGAGCCGCGCATTCTGCACGAGATCGGCATCGGCAACTCAGGCGCACAGCTACCATGGGCGCGCACCGGCAACCTGCCTGTCCGGTACGAGCAGCGCAATCTGACCACGCAGGCGGTGGGCAACGACATGTTCCATTGGGGCGTCTCGGTGCTGTCGGACGGCGGCATCGATGTGCAGCGCGGGTTTACTTACGGCTACGGTATGGCCGCAGCGGCACCGCGCCGTGCCATCACGGGCGCGCAGACCCGCTATCCGCTGCTATCGTTTCGCTACAGGCCCATGGGCACGCAGGAATACACGCAGGCAACCACGGCTTGCACGGGAGGCACCACGACCAGCCTGACAGCGGCCGGCGCGGGCTGGACCACCGACCAGTGGAAAGGCCGCTACGTCAATTACACGGTGTCCGGTGCCAGCTACATGGCGCGGATCGTGTCAAACACGGCAACCGTGCTGACGTTGGTTGACAACGTGGTTGGCGGTGCATTGGGCACTGCGCCGGTTGCTGGCCAGAATTACACGATCGGCGTAATCAACCGCGGTCAGCTTCTGCCGCAGCTGCTCAACATATCGTCCGACGTTTCGGTGACGTGCGAGTTGATCGCATCAACCCCAACGTCGCCAATTGTGCTGACCGGCTCGTCGTTTGCAACGCTTGCCTCGCTGGGTTCCACGCAATCCTTTGCGGAGCGCGACGTGAGCGCCACGGCGCTGACCGGCGGCGAAGTGGTTTATAACACGCCGTCGCCATCGGGCGGCTTGAACACGTTCGACCTGTCCCAGTTCTTTCCGCTCTACAACAACATTCGCGGCAACGTGCCTGACATTCTGACCGTTGCCATCACAACGACCGGCAACGCCAACGTCGGCGCGTCGATCATCTGTCAGGAGGCTATGTCGTGACGTTTCAGGAATTTCCCAAGTGGCTGTACATCGGCATGGACGGCACTCTGGTTGACAACGCAGAGGAAGAAGCCGCGCTGGGTGATGGATACGCTGCGTTCCCGGTTGAGCCCGAATCTGACGATGCCGCAAGTCCCGCGCCTAGGCCGCGTGGCCGTCCGCGCAAAGACAGCTAATGCCAACCCCGACCACCGTCCTGAACATCGTCACGACCGCCATGCGCAAGATCAATGCGCTGGCGGTCGGCGAGACGCCTACGGCTGCTGAACTTCAAGACGGCATTCAGGCGCTGAACGATGTTCTGGAGACATGGAACATTGAGAACTTGTCAATCTACGGATCTTTGCCGACGACCTATACAACGGTCGCGGGCAAGAACACGTACACGATGGGACCGGGCGGCGATTGGGACGGCATTCGCCCCGTCGCCATTCAAGCGGCTTATTGCAGCGTCAATGGCGTGGACTTTCCGGTGTCGGAATGGACGCTTCAGGAATGGATGGGTCAGCCCATCAAGGCAACCCAGCAACAAATTACAGAGCGGTTCGTGTTCGTCAACGATGCGCCGTTGGCACGGGTGATCCTGTGGCCAACCCCGCTCTATGCAACCACGTTTACGGCAAATTACAATCAGAAACTGGGCGCTGTGTCGTCGGGCTCGGACGTCATGACGCTGGCGCCAGGCTATGTGCGGGCGCTGCAATACTCGGTCGCGGTTGAGCTCCAGGCGGAATACGGCGGGCCGGATGTGTCTGCCTATGCCAAGGCGACCAAAGCGGTCATCAAGCGCGCCAACCGCAGCTTGCCGGTGTCGGGCTATGACAGCCTGCTAGTGGGCGGCGGCAGGGTCGTGCCGGCGCGTGGGTATTAATGGCCGACTTTCCGTTCCTTGGCGGCTCATTCAACGGGCGCTCGCCTTCGTTTGACGCGCAGCGCACGCTCAACCTTTACCCTGAGATGGGCGAGAGCGGATCATCACGTTCGCCGGTCTCATTGATTGGCACGCCGGGGCTGTCGCTGTGGGCCACGCTAACAGGCGGCTGCATTCGCGGCATGATCCGGTTCAGCGCCGCGCACTCGATCATTATCGCCGGATCAAGCGTCTGGAAAGTCACCAGCGGCAAGACCGCAACGCTGCTCGGCAGCATCGCCTACGCCACCACGCCGGTCAGCATGGCCTCGAACGGGTCTATTGTGATGCTGGTGACAGGCAGCACGGACGGCTATTTTATCAACCCGGCGCTTGGCACGGTGACGGGCATCACGGACACTGACTTTGTTGGCGGCACGCGCGTCGACTACATTGACGGCTATTTTGTCTGGACGGCACCGGGCACCGGCAAGTTTCAGATCACGCAGCTTTACGGCACCGACATTGACGGGCTTGATTTTGCCTCGGCTGAAGGCGCACCGGACGCATTGGTCTCGGTAATTGTCAACCACCGCGAGGTCTGGCTGTTTGGCGAATCCACCACCGAGATCTGGTACGACAGCGGCGGCTCGGACTTTCCGCTTCAGCGCATTCAGGGCGCGTTTATTGAGTGCGGCTGCGCGGCGGCAAACAGTGTCGCCAAGATGGACAACACGGTGTTTTGGCTGTCCACCGACGACCGCGGACAAGGCATTTTGCAGCGCGCTGCGGGCTATGCGCCAACCCGCGTCTCAAACCATGCGTTTGAAGCCGCTGTGGCCTCGTACAGCACGATCTCGGACGCGGTGGCGTACACTTACCAGCAAGAGGGACACAGCTTCTACGTCATCACGTTCCCGACCGCTGGCGCGACCTGGTGCTTCGATGCGTCCAACGGCATGTGGCACGAGCGCGCTTATCGCAAGGCAGACGGGACGCTGACCCGGCACCGCTCGAACTGCCAGATGAACTTTGCCGGTGAAACGCTGGTCGGCGACTTTGAAAGCGCAAACGTGTACGTGCTGGATCTCGACACGTTTACCGACAACGGCGACGCGATCGAACGCGTTCGCACCTGTCCGCATGTGACGAACGGCGGCGACTATTCGTTTTATCAGGCGCTCGAGCTGTTCATGCAGACCGGCGTCGGGCTGGTCACCGGGCAAGGTTCAGATCCGCAGGCCATGCTGCAATGGTCAGACGATGGCGGCTATATGTGGTCAAGCGAGCAATGGTCGGACATTGGCCCGATCGGTGAACGCGGCGCGCGTGTACGCTGGCGGCGACTTGGCAAATCGCGTGACCGGCTGTTTCGCGTGACGATCACTGACCCGATCCGTGTGGTGTTTACCGGCGCCGCGCTTGAGCTGGTGGGAGGCAAGGCATGACCGCGATCTATGTCGCGCCGCGTGTGCCGCTGGTGGACCCTCAGACGGGCATTTGTGAGCCGATCTGGTATCGGTTTTTTACAACTCAGTTCGGCGCGACAAACACGGGCGGTGTCGCTGACAACGAGGCGGCGCTCTTGTATCCAGGCGGTCAAAGTGATACTATGACTGCGCTGCTTAACCAGGGAGGGGGTGATCTTCTGCCTGTGGCGGTGATGGCAGCAACCGCCGACGACAACGTTTCGCCCGTGTCTTTCCAGACCGTGAGCGCCCCTGACGATCAAGCGCCTATTCCCGATTATCTCGGGATGATCGCTAATCTCCAAGCGCAAATCGACGATCTTAGGAAAGGCACGTTTTCGTGACCGTAGTAGCCAAAGCACTGGTTGACCCGCTCCAGCTTACGACTTCGGACGTAACGCAGTACACAGCCCCGGCCAACACCCGCACGATTATCGACAAGATGACCGCGACCAACACCACGGGCGCGGCGGCGACGATCACTGTCAACCTGGTCAAGGCTGCGGGATCTGTCGCGTCGACCAACGTGGTGATCAGCGCGCAATCGATCGCGGCGGGCACGACTTATGTCTGCCCGGAGGCTGTCGGGCATATCCTGAACCCCGGCGACTTTATCTCGGCCAAGGCTGGCACAGCGACCGCGCTGACGTACCGCGTGTCCGGGCGCGAGGTAAGCTGATGCTGATACGTGACGCCAAGCACGACGATATTCCGGCAATTATTGTCATGGGTCAGCGCTTTTTCGACGCGTCTGGCTATGATGATTTAACGGATTACGACGAGCAAAGCGCTGCTGCTACATTTGCGATGCTGATTGATAGCGTTGATGGCGTTGTTTTGGTGGCTGAACACGAAGGTGTTGTCGTTGGAACTGCTGCTGCTCTGGTCTTTCCTTTTTTCTTCAACCACACACACAAGCACGCTCAAGAGTTTTTCTGGTGGGTTAATGACGAAGCGCGCGGCGCTGGCGTCCGGCTTATGAAAGAACTGGAACAAAAGTCGTGCGATCTAGGCGCTCAAAGCCTGACTGTTGCCGCTGTTGCTTCGCTCAAAGCTGAAGCGGTTGGTGCAGTTTATCGACGCGCTGGGTTCCGTCCTTCGGATTCCACATATGTAAAGAGGTTGCAGTCATGCCTATAACGACCGCTGCGGCGCTCATTGGTAGCGCGGTGATTGGTGCGGGCGCTTCTGCCATTGCTGGCGGCGCGGCCGCAGGCGCACAGCGTGACGCGGCGGCACAGCAAGCGGCCACGCAGCGCGAGCAGATCGCCGAGAATAGTCGCCAGTACGACTTGAGCCGTGCAGATCTCGCGCCGTATCGTGAAGCGGGTTACACCGCGTTGAAGGACTTGACTGCTGGCACAAGACCCGGCGGTCAGTTTGACAAAACGTTTGGCTTGGCCGACTTCAACAAAGATCCTGGCTATCAATTCCGCATGGACGAAGGCGCACGGGGCGTTGACGCGTCGGCTGCGGCTCGCGGTGGTGTTCTGTCTGGTGGTGCGCTTAAGGCGCTGGAACGGTACCGTCAGGGCTTTGCGTCGGATGAGTACGGCAAGGCTTACGATCGTTTCAACACCGACCTGACAGGCCGTTACAACCGCTTGGCGGGTCTGGCCGGTACTGGGCAGCAGGCGACCAATTCAGGCATTCAGGCAGGTCAGGACATGACGCGGGCTAACGGTCAGGCGCGCAATGGGATTGCGGACGCGTACGGATCGGCCGGCAACGCAACGGCCTCAATGTATGCGGGCGTCGGGAACACGATTGCCAACACCGCAAACAACATTGGCGGCTATTTTGCCATGAAATCTCTTTACGGTGGCGGCGGCGGCGGTTCCAGCCCGTATTACAACCCCGGCGCCTATGGTTCGCGAACCTCCGTTCCCGATAGCTGGGTTAGAACTCAAGTGCCTACTTACTCCGGCGAGATTAATCTCTAATGGCCGAACTTGATCCCAACATCGTCCTGAAGGCGTTTGCCACCCCGCAGCTTGACATTGCGGGCACGATGCAGGCCGCGCAGGAACGTAAGCGTCAGATGATGCTGCAAGAGCGGCAGGACAGCGACTACGCGCGGCAGCAGCAGGCGCAACAAGCCGCGTTGGCGCGTCAGCAGCAGGCAGGGCAATTGGCTGCGCAAGGGCAGTTTGATCAAGCGGATCAAGCCGCGCTAAGTGCTGGCGATTTTGAACTGCACAAGCACATTGCTAGTCTTAAGGATGAGCAGCGCGCGCAAGGTCTAGCCCGTGTTCGTTCGGCTGTGCCAGTGGCTATTGAAGCGTTGCAAGTACAAGATCCGGCGCAGCGTCGAGCAATGATCCAAGCGCAGGCGCCAAATCTGATGCAAAACGGCTGGAAACCGGAAGAACTTGCATCGTTTGAACCGACTGATGCCAACTTGAAACTTCTCATTGGCAGCGCGCGCACCGCAGAGAATGCGCTGGCGGAATATGACAAAGCGCACGCGCCCTACAGCCTTAACCAAGGTGAGCGGCGCTTTGATGGCGATAACCGTATGGTTGCTGAAGGTGAGGCCAAGGCGCCGACTTATGATGTGATACAAGGCGAGGATCGCAAATTTTATCGTGTGAACAAAAACGATGGCAGTGCTGTAGAAATTACAGTCGGCGGCGCACCATCGCAACCGGGCACGGCAGGCGGCAACGGCAACTCGGCACTGGCAACCAACCCCGGCGCTCTCAAGGACGGACCGTTTGCACGTTCGCAGCCCGGTTATACCGGCAGCAGCGGCGGCTTTGCCACGTTTGCCAATCCGCAGCAGGGTGTCGCCGCGCAAGAGGCGTTGTTGCAGTCGCGTTATATCGGACGCGGACTGAACACGGTTGATAAGATCGTAAGCACGTATGCGCCGCAAGGGCCTGAGAACAGCGCGGCCAGCGTAGCAAATTACAAGAAATACGTGGCACAGCGCGCAGGTATCAGCACCACTGATCGGATCACACCGGATAAAGTGTCAGCGGTTGCTGCGGCCATGCGCGAATTTGAAACGGGCAATAGGCCGCAGGGTGGCAATCAACCTTTGCGAGGCTTATCAAAAGAAAAAAATACAACAACAAAAGACACTATGGAGATGCGCAAAGAGTTTGATCAGCTTCCCGAGGTCAAAACATTCAAAACAGTTCGCGCGTCAATGCAACAAATTCAAGCATTGGCACGAAACCCGAATGCGTCTGCGACCGACGATGTGGCGTTGATTTTCAGCTATATGAAAATGCTCGATCCAAATTCTGTTGTGCGCGAAGGCGAATTTGCGACTGCGCAGAACACCGCAGGCATTCCCGATCAGATTAAGAATGCCTATAACAAGGCACTTTCAGGCAATCGTCTGAACCAGAACCAGCGTATGAGTATGCTTAATTCGGCGACCAAGGTTTATTTGCCAATTCGCGAAAATTACAACGCAGCGGCTCGGCAGTATCAGGGTTATGCGCGCGATATCGGAATTAATCCTAATTCGATTGCGCGCGAATATCAGCCTGTTCAACCGGCGCAGCAGCGGCAAGGCCCTGCGTCGGGCGGCAAAACCACGTATAGCAATTTCTGATGCCGCGTAATGTCACCATAACCTTTGCAGACGGCACCAAGCACGTTTATCAAAACGCGCCTGACAACGTAACGCCTCAGCAAATGGATCAGCGCGTTGCCAAGGACTTTGCTGGCAAGCAAGTGACTGCGATGGACGGCGGGCGGAAACTTGCGCCTAAGCCGCCGCAGACATTTGTAGGCCAGCAGATAGAGGCGACTAGAAACACGCTTGGCGGGCTTGTGAAGGGCGCTGTTAGCATCCCTGACGCCTTCACCAACGCAATGGGCGCTGCAATGGGTTACGGCGTGCAGGGCGCTGGCCGTGTGGTCGGCGCGGCTCAAGATGCATTGGGTTTTGACGGGGCAAGCACTGTGCGCGGCGCGGATCGATACGCTCGCGCAATACAGCATCCGGCGACCATCGGCGGCGGTGTTGAAGCTGTCGCGCCTACGCCGCAAGATGGAATGGGCCGGACCGTTCGCGCGCTGTCAGAATTTGCGGGCGGAATGGTGTCTCCGGTTAACCGGTTCTTGCCTAGCGGCTCAGTCAAACCAAAAACCAATATAACGGCTGCTGACGTTGCAACCCAATTTCCGCCGCCAAAGATCGGCACGCCAGCCCCTGCAACAATCTCGTCTATCACAGGGCGCGGCGTTGCAAGGGAAGGCACGGGCATTGCGGCACTTGGGCGTAAGGCTGTTGTTAGAGACGCGCGACTGCGCGCGGCGGGTGTTTCCAACCCGACTGTTGGCATGGTCACACGCGATCCGCGTGCATGGAATTTTGAGCGCGAAAGTTCTAAGCTTCATGGCTCGGGCGATCAGATGCTCGGCGCGATCAAGGAAGTGGAAAACGACCTCGCCGCAGCCGCGCGCACACTTGTCGACAAGCAAGGCGGCAGCATCGGGGCAGAAGCGACCGGGCAGCGCGTCAGCAAAGTCCTAGCGGACAAATCAGCACAACTTAACCAGCAAGTCAGCGCGCTATATACGCGGGTGCGCAATCAGTTCGGCAATGTGCGCGTCCCTACGTTGGAAAACTTGAAGCAAGCGCAGGCGCATCCTGATTGGGCGGATAATGCCGAGTTTGACGATATGGCGGCTGCGGTTAACAAACGCTTGGCGCGCTACGCTGATGCTGATGGCGGATTGCAAGGACTTTCGGTCAACCAGGCCGAAGAATTGCGTAAGTTTATCGGCGGGCTAGGGAAAGACAGCAAGCAAACCTACGCCATGCGCAGGATATTTCAAACCGCGCTTGATGCTGATGTGATCGACACAGTGGGCGGCGCTCCGTTTGCTAACGCGCGGGCTGCGGCGGCAAAGCGGTTTGATGAATTTAGCAAAACCTTTGCAGGCAAAGTTGCTGCTGGCGATGTGACGCCGGAACTTCTCACTAATCGTCTTTTAAGCAACGCCACGTCGTTGAGCGATTTGCGGGCAATGCGCAGTTCGTTGCTTGTTGGCAAGCAGACCGCGCAAGGCAAAGAGGCGCTTGACACAGTGGGCGGACACGCGCTCGATATGATTTTTTCCAAAGGCATTTCGCCTGATGGCAAAGTCAACGGGACGCAGATTTATAAGCAATTCCAACAATTAGCACCGCGCTTGCAAATCATCCTTGGCCCGGCTCGGTACAAAGAGGTGCGCCGCCTTGCTTTGGCAGCAAGGGATGCGACCGCAGAAGTTCCATTTTCTGCTGTCAACAATAGCAACACCGCATCGGCAGCGGCTAATATGTTTCCGGAGATCGCGGCTAGTGGAAACAAACTGCTGCCTAGCCTTGCTCGGCGCGTTGGTGGTGCTGTTGCTGGGGGACTTGGTGGTGGCCCGATTGGCGCTATCGCTGGCGATGCGACAGCTCAAGCGGCCAACGAGATGATTGGTAAAAGAGCGTTGGCTGAAGTGGCACTGCAAGCCAAAAAACAAGTTGATATTGCTCGCGACCCGCAGGCGGCTGCGAACTTTATCCACGCATTAGCCAACCGTGCGGATGCCGATCCTATTGTTCGCCAATTCGCCTTAAAATTGAGGAAAAATCTTGCGACAGCCGCTCGGAATGGTGGCGCTCTCCCAATTGGGCAGGCCATTAGCCAGCGGCTGAACGACAACATCGCCTCCGCTGCTGCGGCAAGCGACCGTAAAGAACAACATCAGCAATAACAAAAGAGTGCGCTTTAACCATACAGGCTTTTGCACGGCCATCACAAAGTAACACAAGATCAGGGCGTGCCAGACTTTCAGTTGAAACCCCATCGTTGCGATAACGAAGGACCATACCATGACCTTACCTTTTCTGCCAAATCCCAGGCAGCAGTTCTTCGGCAACGACGGAAACCCGCTGGCAGGGGGTAAGCTGTACACCTACGCAGCAGGCACCAGCACGCCCAAGGCCACGTACACCGACACGGCCGGCACGATCGCCAACACCAACCCGATCGTCCTGAACGCGCGCGGTGAGGCCACGATCTACTGGGACGGATCTTACAAGGTCACGCTGACGGATGCTGCTAGCGCGACGATCTACACGCAGGATAACTACCAGGACATGGGCGCGGCGATCACAACGGCGCTCGCAGCCTCGAGCGGCTCGTCGCTAGTTGGCTTTCTGCAATCCGGCACGGGCGCTGTCGCGCGCACGGCGCAGGCCAAGATGCGTGAATGGGTTAGCGTCAAGGATTTCGGCGCGGTTGGAGATGGTACGACCGACGACACCGCAGCTATCAGCACCGCGATTGCAAGCAATAGAACGGTATTTTTTCCTGATGGGACTTACAGCATTGCGTCAACCATCACAAAGATTGGTTTAAGCAATTTTAGTCTATTGGGCAGCTCACGCGATCGCGTAAAAATTATTCTTACGTCAGCCGGAACTTACACAGGCATCCCGCTTGATATTCAGACATCAAATAATTTCAGCATCCGAGAAATTACATTTGACGCAAATAACAATGCGTCACTTTTTGGCGCAAATGCGGTCATTAGAATTGTTTCGTGTACTGATTTTCGCTTTGAAAATAGCAGCGTAATTAATCATAAATACATTGGTCTTGGCGTAAATAGTTGCTCGAGATTTACAGTTAAAAATAATGTTTTTAAACAAATTACACAAATAAACACCACAAATTATAACCTAAACATTTCATCAAATCTGTCTGTAAGCGCAAACGGCGAAATATCTGGCAATCTTTCATTAAATTCCAGTATTGCAGTGGTTGGAATTGATATTACTATTGCAAATAATTCATGTATTGGTACAAAATATGGGTCTTGTATCGCCACGTTTGCGCTTGGTGCTGCTGGGACTACGTCTCCAAATGTATATGGCCGTTATATTGTGCAAAACAACATTTGCACCGGAGCAAATGGCACTGACGCAGATGGATTTATCTGCGCGGGAATGGAGATAGCAGGGCCAAATTGCCTTGTTGAAGGCAACAATGTTTACGGAAATGATGGCGAGGGAATACGTTTATTTACCCGCCAATCGATCTGTTCGGGAAACATGGTCTGGAATAATGGGTTAGGTGTAGGCGGGACATTTAAACAAGGTGGAATAGTAGCCTATTATTCTTCTGCTGACAGCGGAAAATATTCAGTCAACTACAGCCTTATACAAAATAATATGTGCTTTGACACTGGGTCAGGAACCCAGCTTTATGGTTACGCTGAACAAAGCACAAATGTTGATTTTGTAAAATTATCGGGGAATAATTTTGATAACAACGCCACAGCCCCCGTATATTTGCAATCAACATCTGTAAGCAATTCCTACGATTTTGAAAATTGGTTTACATACACACCAACTATTGCGGCTACTTCAGGCTCGTTGACGCAAGGCGCGCGTACAGGGCAATATATGCGCAGGGGCCGAACGGTATTATTTCAAGCATCATGCGTGATAACCGCAAACGGCACAGGCGCTGGCGGCATCACAATTACGCTACCTGTTACTGCCTATCCGGCAGCGGGCTATATGTTTGTTACGGGACGCGCTTCGACAAGCGGCAAAATGTTGACTGGAATAATTCCGACAGGATCAACTACAGCCAATGTTTACAATTACGATAATACCTACCCCGGCTCTACGGGGGAAACCATTGTAATTTCTGGCGAATACAGGGTTTAAAGATGTGACCCAGCATGAGGCCCTCCTAGCCTGCTACCGCAGCGGCCAGATCAGCGAACGCCAGTGGACAGAACATCTGCGCGATCCGGCGTTTGCCGCGTGGCTGCGTGAAAGGACTGCGTCATGACCCCGCCATCTCACACCGACCTATATCAGGGCCTTGGACGCCTTGAGGGAGCCACCGCTGCGATGGGGGACCGATTGGACAAGATCGAGGACGTCCTTGAGCGGATCGACGCACGGCTTGCGAACCTTGAAGCCAAAGAAGACCAGCGCAAAGGCGCGGTGGCCATGTTCGTCGCGCTCGGCGGCGTGATCGGCGGGCTGGTGGTCAAGTTCGGCGCTCTGATCTTCGGAGGCCACTAATGCACACGAACGCTGCCGGTCTCAAGATCATCAAGGACGCGGAAGGGCTGCGGCTGAATGCTTATCCAGACCCCGGCACTGGCGGCGCACCGTGGACGATCGGCTACGGCCACACCGGCCCCGACGTTCACCCCGGCCTGACGATCACGAGCGAGCGGGCCACTGAATTGCTGGCCGCAGATCTGGCGCGCTTCGAACTGGCGGTATCATCGCTCTGCCCGGTGACAACCGACAACCAGTTCTCGGCGCTGGTGTCGTTCGCCTACAACCTCGGCCCCGGTGCGCTCAAGGGCTCGACGCTCTGCCGGCTGCACAACGAAGGCCGGTACGTTGAAGCCGCGGCGCAGTTCCAGCGATGGAATAAAGCTGCCGGTCAGGTTCTGCCGGGTTTGACCAAACGCCGCGCTGCCGAAGCGGCACTGTACCGCAAATGAGCCGCGCTCTGTCCATCCTGCTGGATCTGGCCGTTGCTGCCGGTCTCATCGGCGTGGCCTATCTGGCAATCATCGGAGGCTGATATGATCTTGGAATACATCAAAGCGCGCCTTGCTGAGGGATCGACCTGGGCGGCGATCACCGTGGCGATCTCAGGCGGCGCGATGCTGCCGGCGCCCTATAGCTGGCTTGCGATCGCAGCCGGTGTGATTGGCGCGCTGGTGCCGACGAGCAGGCAGTGATCTTCCTCCTCACCCGCTGGCGCTTCGGCATAGGCCTAGCAGCCGCTCTGGCGCTCGCTGGGCTCATCGGCGCGCTG